CGACAGTGCCATGTCTGCCATTTTGATGGCGCAATCTGCTATGGAGAGTGCGGGTCAGATCACAAAAGGTCTTCCGGGTTCAGCGGACGATTTCATAGAAAAACTCATAGAGTTTGGATATGACGTTAAAAATGATCCGAAGGGCGTGATAAAAGACATTGGAAACGCGGTAGTAGACAGATACACAACGTATACTTTTGACGACGGCACGACGATAGATTTGTTCCCTCCTTCGGAGGAGACAAAAGAAAGCATTGTTATGTCTCAGTCCCTTAATCCTGCGGACAATACGAAAGAGAGCATTGAGTTTACTTTCTTCTCTGACAATCTTGGGAAGTTTTTAGATCCATTTGGGATTACGGAAAACATATATGACTCTACGGCTGACGAGCTAGGAAATGCTCTTATTGGCGTTGGTGACAATATTTACGACACGCTTAGTGATGAGCAGAAAGAACGAATCGACAAAGCGACTGTGACTGGAGATTTTAAGGATCTGGTAAACTTTATCACTGGTAAGTCTGATGCCATGACAGCGGACGGAAGCACAGTAGCTGAGAAATTTGGGGAAGATCCGTCTGCGTTAACTGCGTCTTTAGTGGGACAAGCAGGCGATCTAGCTTTAGATTTGGCAATCTACTACTTCTTAGGCAAGAAAGTAGCGGCGGGTGCAGGCTTTGCGGAAGGGTATGAGGCTAGTTCTGCTCAGATACGAGAAGAGATAATCGACGCTTATGTTAAAGGAAACTTAGAAAACTCAGCGGAATTTAAAGTACTTCAGTCGCAATATGGAAGTGATGCTGCTGCACTAGAAGCTTTGATGGATCAAGGTGATAAGTATGCGGCTATGGCGGGTGGTACAGAAGCACTTCAAGATCTCTTGTTAGGTAAAATTACTTTTGGTGTTAGCAAATCCCTTCCAAAAGTAATTGGTGCAGGAGTCGTGGGTGGTGTAACGGAGTCAATCACCGAGGGTACTCAAGAAGCGATCACTAACTTTGGTAGTAAGAATCTTGCTGATAACAAGATTGATGTTGGTAAAAATGTCATGACTGTTATGGCTCAATCCTTGTTTCCTGGTATGGGAGCAGGGAGTTTTGGGGCGGCATCCACTAGAACGTTTACCAAGAACGATCTTCAGGAAATTATTGACGCTGCGGGTGCAAGTGAGTCCACGGTTCTTTCTACTTTTGTGAACAATGTTCTCGATGGTGAGATTATAAACGTTACCAACGACGGTAGCGGAAACCTGATGATGAGCACACAAAAGGGTGAGGTCGTCATTGGTGAAACGGATTACACCAAAGCAAGTCCTGGTGATGTGAAGGTAACGACGCCTTTTGGTGATGTTGTTACGGTAAAACAAACAGACGATGGCAACTTTATTTTTACCAACGAAACAAACGGACAAACAAAATTCACAAACATATTCAATGCCCAAGCCATGACGGATTTTATAAACGAGACAAATCCGGCGGGTTTTGGTGGTGACGGCACACCTGGAGGAGACGCTACTGTTAGTGATCAGGATATCATTGAGGGTAGTTCAGGTGCTGAATTAAATAACAAGTTTACAACCAGTGATGGAATAGTCGTAGACGAAAACTTTGACATGAACCAAAAACTCAGTGACTTTGGACAAGTTGGCGGTGGAATAGGTTCTCTTAACACAGGAAACAATCTCACCACTGCGAATAATACTAGTATCTCAACTGCAAACGACGGATCTACGGTTATTTCCACGTTGAACAACGATGGAAGTACTACGGTTAGTGTTGTGAACAATGACACAAACACAACGGATGTGGTCACAGTTGACTCCAATACAAACACAGAAGTCACAGTGGGTGGTGTAAATGTCACTGTGGATACGACTACAACGGGTAGTTCAAATGTAAATGTTACAGGAACCACAACCACTGATACGACTACAGAAACAACCACAGGAATTACTACGCCCACGATTGATGTACCAATAGAAGAAGACACCACAGCAACCACGACTTTTGATCCGATTGAAACAGTGTTTGTTCCTGAAACATCATTTACACCAGGCGGTGATGACGACGACGACGACACAACAGACGACGATCCGATTGGAGAACAAGATCCGGGGTACACGTCTGGAATAGCGGGATTATCTGGAGCGAGACCCACGGTTGCGCCGTATTATCAACCGCAACAGGTAGGAGATTATTCTTTCTACACACCACAACCAGGGATTACGCAAGTTGTTCCTGCGGGACCTGTTTTTCAAGAAACTCCTCAATCGTACCTTGCACCTACGGCAACGCCTCAATATGGATACGGATACATTGCTCCTAATGCAGACCTTGAGTATTTGAAAGAACTGGCAAAGATTCAAGGCACGGGAGCCGAGAAATTACCATCAGAAGCTCTAATTAATAACGAATGAACCTACAAGCGTTACCAGAAGAAGCTCTAAAAGAGATACTGGCCCTTACGGAGGCTAAGAAAAAACTAGATTTGCGTGAAAAAGCGCAAGAAAAGTTCATGCCTTTTGCCCATCATGTGTATGAAAACTTCATTGAAGGCAGGCATCACAGGATTATTGCAGAAAAACTGGAACAGGTGGCGCAAGGAAAGCTCAAGCGGCTGATTATCAACATGCCACCGCGTCATTCCAAGTCTGAGTTTGCTAGTTTCTTGATGCCTGCATGGTTTTTGGGGCGCAATCCGAAGCTCAAAATCATCCAAGCCACGCATAATACGGAACTTGCGGTGCGTTTTGGTAGGAAAGTGCGGGATTTGATTGATGATCCCGCCTACAAAGAGGTTTTTCCTGATACAAACCTCAAAGAAGACAACAAAGGTGCGGGAAAGTGGCAAACAGACAAGGGCGGTGAGTACTTTGCAGCGGGTGTTGGGGCTGCGGTAACTGGTCGTGGTGCGGATTTGTTTGTTATTGACGACCCACACTCGGAACAAGACGCTTTGAGCGAGAGTGCATTCGACAATGCGTATGAATGGTACACCTCTGGACCTCGACAGAGGCTTCAACCGGGTGGTGCAATCATAATTGTTATGACTCGATGGGGTAAAAAAGACTTGACAGGCCGTTTGATGGCGGCACAGGGCGGTGATGTCATGGCAGATCAGTGGGAAGTGGTAGAATTTCCTGCAATCATGCCGTCTGACGAACCATTGTGGCCTGAATTTTGGGAAAAAGACGCATTATTGTCGATCAAAGCGTCTCTTCCAGTGGGAAAATGGAATGCACAGTGGCAACAAACGCCAACTACGTCCGAATCGGCCATAGTTAAGCGAGAATGGTGGCAACCGTGGGAAAAAGAAGAGATTCCGCCTGTAAAATACATACTTCAGTCGTATGATACAGCGTTTTCGAAGAAAGAATCAGCGGATTACAGCGCGATTACAACGTGGGGTATCTTTGAGCCAGAGGAAGGTGGACCGGACAACATCGTTTTACTGGATGCGCAGCGTGGAAGGTGGAACTTTCCTGAATTGAAGGAAACAGCGTATGAAGAATATGAGTATTGGGAGCCTGATATGGTGCTTATTGAGGCTAAAGCGACGGGTACTCCATTGATAGATGAGTTGCGTCTTAGGGGTGTTCCGGCACTTGGTTTCTCTCCAGGAAAGGGAAAAGATAAAGTAACTCGTATGCACATGGTTGCGCCATTGTTCGAAGCCGGTGTAGTATGGGCACCAATAGACAAGAAATTTTCGGATGAAGTAATTGAAGAGGTAGTGTCATTTCCTAATGGCGATCATGATGACTTTTGTGATAGCATGACACTAGCACTAATGAGATTTCGCCAAGGAGGGTTTATATCTTTACTTGGTGAAGAAGAAGAAACTGAAGATTATCGTCCTAGACGGGAGTATTATTAATGGCAATACCACCACTCGTAGATTCAGGAATCAGACCCGAAGACATGGTAGCTGACGAAACGTCAGTTGATGTATCTGTACCACAGCCTCAAAGCTTTGAGGGTGGAGCAGAGATAATAGACGATGGTCAAGGCGGAGCAATCATTCAAGCTCTTTCAGAACAGATGATGACAGAGGTTTCTGTTGAACCAGAGCATGATGCTAACTTAGCTGAGTTTTTAGACGAGGCGTATCTTGGAGAGATCTCTTCAGATCTGAGGGCATCGTATGAAGAAGACTTGGAGTCTCGTTCTGAATGGGAAGATACTTATACAAGAGGATTGGATCAGCTTGGTGTTAAGCACGAAGAAAGATCACAACCTTTTGAAGGTGCCTCTGGAGTTACACATCCGTTGATATCTGAGAGTGTTACACAGTTCCAAGCACAAGCATACAAAGAACTTCTACCTGCGGGAGGCCCAGTTCAAACACAGGTTTTGGGGCTTCAAGACGCACAACGGGAGGAACAAGCTTCTCGAGTTAAAGACTTTATGAACTACCAAATTACAGAGGTTATGGAAGAGTTTGACCCTGATATGGATCAACTACTGTTCTATCTTCCTCTGTCTGGATCAACCTTTAAGAAAGTATATTTTGATGAAGCTAAACAACGTCCAGTATCTAAATTTGTCCCCGCGCAGGACTTGGTCGTACCATATGCGGCTTCTGACCTACAAACTGCATCGAGAGTCACACACGTACTACGAATGGATGCTAACCAGATCAGAAAAATGCAGATCGCAGGTTTTTATAGAGATGTAGAACTTAGCAAGCATGATGAAGATGAGAACGAAGTTCGTCAAAAAATAGATGAAATACAAGGCACATCTCGTAGATATACAGATGATGTGTTTACTATATTAGAAATGCACGTTGATTTAGACTTGGAAGGGTTTGAAGACATGTCGCCTGATGGAGAACCCACAGGTATTGCATTACCGTATGTTGTAGCCATAGACGAGGGATCGGGACAGGTTCTTTCAGTTCGCCGTAATTTTGAAGAGGGCACAGAGCTTGCTAAGAAGATGCAATACTTTGTGCACTATAAGTTCATGCCAGGATTGGGATTCTATGGCTTTGGACTCATTCACATGATTGGTGGTCTTGGTCGTGCGGCAACGAGTATCCTTCGACAATTGATCGACGCGGGTACACTTGCTAACCTCCCGGCAGGATTCAAGGCTAGGGGCGTAAGGGTTCGCAATGATGACGAGCCTTTACAACCGGGTGAGTGGCGGGACATAGATGCACCGGGCGGCAATATCAGGGATGCGATCATACCGCTACCCTACAAAGAACCCTCTGGAACCCTCGCACAGCTTCTAGGGTCGCTTGTAGAGGGCGGTAGACGCTTTGTTTCACTTGCCGACCAACAAACCTCTAACATGAACCAAGAGGCTCCTGTGGGCACCACAGTGGCTCTCTTAGAGCGTGGCATGAAAGTTATGTCTGCAATACACAAGCGGTTGCATTACGCTCAGAAGAACGAGTTTCGTATATTAGCTAGGATTTTTAGAGATAACTTACCTCAAGAGTATCCATATGACGTGTCTGGTGGGGATCGTAAGGTCATGGCGTCAGACTTTGATGGTCGTGTGGATGTTGTTCCTGTAAGTGATCCTAACATCTTCTCGATGGCACAACGTGTAACGTTGGCTCAAACGCAGTTGCAGCTTGCTCAGTCAAACCCACAAGTTCACAATCTGCACGCAGCATTTCGTCGTATGTATCAGGCACTCGAAGTCCAGAACATAGACGAGATTCTTCCTCCTCCTCCGCAGCCACAGCCTTTAGACCCCCTCATCGAAAATGCTAGGGCTTTAACAGGGGAATTGCTACAAGCGTTTGATGGGCAGAATCATGATGCCCACATCGAAATACATTTGATGTTTATGAAAACACCTATTGTTATGACCTCTCCACAAGTCATTGGTATATTGATGGGACATTTACAAGAACACATCTCCAAAAAAGCTCGTGAGATGGTGGTTTCTGAAATACAGGGACTGGTAGCACAGGTTCAGTTGATGGCACAATCAGGCGCAATAGATCCACAGCAGGCACAGCAACAGATCATGGAAGTTCAACAACAGATGCAAAACCCAGAGGAACTAGAGAAAGCCGTGGTTCTTCAGGAGATGAAACTGTTAAATGACCTGATGCCAAAGCTTACACCACAAGGACAAGACCCTATGGCAGATCCTCTTGTACAGATTCGAATGCAGGAACTTGGTGTCAAGCAGCAAGACTTGCAGCGTAAAGCACTGAACGATGTTGCTCAAATAGATATTGAAACACAGAAGATGGAGCAACGTGCGGCAACTGATGCTGCTAGAATTGAAAGCATGGAAGATATCGCTGAACAAAGAGATGATACCAATCGTGAGCGTATTGATGTACAGCGTCAGAAGATGCAACGAGGTGCCTAGATGGACCCCGTTAGTTGCGTAGCTCTAGCGACAGGCAGCTTTAAGGCGCTCAAAGCAGCGATTGGAGCAGGGAAAGATTTTCAAGAAATGACGGGGCAGCTTTCGCAATGGGGCAAAGCTTTCTCTGATTTTACAAACATTGAAGAGCGTGAGAAAAACCCCCCGTTTTGGAAGAAAACATTCAAAGGATCTGATGAAGAAACAGCATTAGAAATCTTTGCGCATAAAAAGAAAATGGAACAAATGAGAAATGAAATCAAAGATCATATCTCTTGGACATATGGACCGTCAGCTTGGAAAGAAGTCCTGCAAATAGAAGCAGATATGCGTCGAAAAAGAAAACAAGAGCTATACAAAAAGCAAGAGCAAATAGATGCCATGATTAACTTTGCAATTGGTTCAGTTATTTTTGTTTTGAGTGGCGGCATTTTGTTTGTTTTGTTTTATTTCTTAGGAAAGTGGCAAGGTAGGTGGTGATGAAATTAGTATTAGGTATTTTGTTTCTAATGTTTGTAGCAGCATTTCCATTTGTTTATATGTTAGTTGCGAGTATTTAAATGTGGGTTTTGCTTTGGTTACAGGTAGTTAGTGGTAGCTTTGACCATTACCATGTAGGTAGTTATTCTAGCGAAGAAGCCTGCAAGATTTCTCAGAAAGAAGCTAAAGTATTAGTAACTAATCAAAATTCAAAAGTTATTTGCATTAAAATAGAACGGTGATTTTAGTTGAGCGGCGTAACAAATACATAATATATGACAAACAAGGATTTGTTGTTATAATTACCCGTGAGAAAAGAATTGCCGTTGCATATGCGAGGTCAAAGAAATGACAGAGTTTGATAAGGCTGATACCAATAACAATGGCGTTATAGAACGTGCTGAGTGGAACAAACTAGCTCTGGAAGATCGCAGACTTGAGATGGTTG